CAGCAGCGGAGTTGGGATCTCTCTAGCGACCGCTGCCGCTGCTGGTGCGGTCTCATTCATCCCTCAGCTAACTCAGTGGTTCCAACTTGGAGCCGCTGTTTTAGCCTTCATTGCCGCATCAATCGGTCTGTATAAAACCTTCAAAAAATGAACTGGAAAACTACTCTCGCTGGCGTTGGCGCAATCCTCGTCGCTGTTGGCGGTGCTTTGAAATCTCTGTTTGACGGTGATCCTACGACCAACATTGATCTTGCTGCGACCATTGCTGCTGTGACCATTGGCTTTGGTCTCATTGCCGCAAAAGACGCTGACAAAAAGCCCGAGTGAATTTTATCGAACAGATCGTAACCGCTCTGCTCAAGTGGCTGACTAGTTTCGTTCAAAAACCTCCCACCGTTGAAGATGCAAAACGAGATCCAGACCTCAAAAAGAAGTTGCTGGATCGTATTGCTGAGTCTGATCGCTAGTTGCGGTTGTGGTTCTCGCGTGGTTATGGTGCCTCACGGTGAGCCGGTGAGGCTTGCTGAGAGCGTTAAAGCTCGCGTATGGGTCAAAGGAGCAGACGGCGTTTCTGTTCGCTCCAGCAACCGGATAACGCTTCCCGAAGGTTGGTACGCATTGCCCAAAGACTGATATGTCACAACAAGTTATCAATGTCGGATCAACCGCAAACGACAACAACGGTGATACGTTGCGCGGGAGTTGGATCAAAGCGAACGACAACTTTACGGAGTTGTATAGTGCGCTCCCGTTGGTTTCTCCAACAGCGTGGACTCCCGCTCTCACAGATTCCGGTGGTGGTCGCACGTTTGCGTTTACTACTAACACGGCTCGCCATACTTCTATTGGTTTTGTCAGCACGTTTACTGTTGATCTGACGATCAATTCCGTTGCTGGTAGTGCTACCGGCAACCTTCGATTGACTCTTCCTGATCCGGTTTTGTACGAAGCAGCGTTTTCTGTCTGGCTTGATAACGGGACCAATCAATCCAAGACCGCTGTGATCGCTAGAGCTATCAATGGCACTAGCTATTGCGAGCTTTCGCATTTTGAGAATGGAGACGCAAGTAGTCTTGCTGGTCACCTACAAGCAACCTCCCGACTCATTGTCAGTGGTACTTACTTCACTTCGTGAATCTAATCGCAACCAGTCTCCAGTTGGGGATGTCTGTGCTACAGAGCGCGATGGGAAACCCGTCGTTTTTGTGGCAGGGAGTGCTGGTGCGCTGTCTACCCGCTGCAATTACTGATGCTAACTCGGTTATCTCCGGTGGGTTTCAGGATAACGTCCAAGCGCGAGTGCTGGTTAAGTTTTCCGACTGGCGTTTAGCTGACTCCACGCTGGTTACTGTAGACGCTGCGGTCTGGTCTTGTGACGTTGGAGCTAACGCTGACCGGCTCCTGCAAGAGAGCGGTAGCTTGCTATTGCAAGAGAACACTGACCGATTGCTTCTGACTTTCGGGAAAATGATTCCGGTGGTGGGCAGACTCCTCACTTACGACGGTCGCCAGATGCGGATTATGTCCGCAAAGAGGGATGGATCTGGAGCTTACTATGCTCTTGAACTTGGCTCTAAAACCAAATGACTCCAACCGTAACAGTTGATACGTCGAGGTTTGATGCGGCTTGGAAGGAGTACCTCCCCAAGACCAAGCGTTCTCTTGCTGATGCGGTCAACGCTCGCACGTTTTTCTTGATGCTGCGGTTGTACTGCTTGTTGCCTCCTAAGTCTCCCCAAGCGGCTCGTAACAAGATTCTCGATTATTTCAATCGACCAGTTGGAGCGGATCGCTTTGATAAGAAGACCGGCAAGCGAGTGGGTAAATCTCGACAGTTGCGAGTGGTTCACTTAATCGCGCAAGCCAAGAACGCGAAGGCTGGAAAACCCGGTCTCTACGGTCAAGATATGCGTGACGCTGCTGGAAAGCTCCGCAGACGCGCTGCTGGTTCTGTTGGATACCTCAAGTCATGCGTGACTAAAGCCATAAAAAAGCTGTCACCATCATTCCAGCAATTTGGCGGAACTCGACGCGCAAAAAAGGGATCTGCCGGTGTTAAGTCCGTAGCAGGAAATGCTGCGTTAATCAATCTCGCCAATCAATACGGCTTGCCGCAGGAGAATGTTGCGATGCACAAAGGCTCCTCCGCCTATGCGTACAACGCCAAAGCCGGATTTAACCCATCGAGTTATGTCCGCATGAACATTGGGTTGGCCGACAATCAGGTTGGAACCGTCGAAGGAATCTACTCCAAAGCAATGCAACAAGCTTATAACGATGAAGCGAGAGAGCTTGAGAATCACATTGCAGCAGCACTGCAAGCCGCTTTTGATGGGTCTGAATCCAAAGGAATCACAGTTACATGAACGCTGTAGCCCTACGCACTGAACGCGCTCTAGTTGACTGGCTGGCCGCTGAAGACTGGTCTGCGTCTCCTATTGGCACTCCGACTTGTCTCACAAGCTACGGTCACGGTGCGTTTGCGGATCAAGATCTAGAGGATCAGATGCCGAGCTTCCCGCGCATCGTGGTCCGCGCATCAACTGCGGTTCCGGTTCATCCATTAGACCGCACTTGCGAGATAGACATTACCGCTACGCTCCAGTTGTCCGCAGACGATACCTCGGAGGCTCAAGCTCTAGCGATTGTCCAAATCTTTGAGAATCTCCTGCAATACCTCTACGTTGACGGAAACATTGCGGAATTAGACGCACTCGACACCGATCCTTCTGGAGGCTTTAACGCGCAATTCGCGGTCCCTGTAGATTTCGGCATCAATGACATAAGCGAAAGAGCTAGAACTTTCTCGCGATCCATGACAATTTTCGCAGCAGCAAACTCGATTTAACAACCCACCAAAATGGCAACATCAAAAGGTCTAGGTCTAGTCTACGGGACTAAAGCTACCGTCAAAGTTTATGACTCCGCAAACGGCATTCTTTTGGCCGCTGGAATCGCAACTCTTGAAAGCATGGATATCACGCATGAGTGTGACACTGAACAGGTGAAAAATTCATCTGGCGAGGTTGTTGCAAACGTAAGTTCCGGTGATCGCTTGTCTGCTACTTTTAACATCATTCCGAGTGGAGCAACTTCCGCTGACGCGCTAAACGCTGCGGCAATCCCTAACGGTAATGGACGAGTTAACGTCACTCTGGCTGATTCCGTTTCAATTGGCGGATTGCTGACCGGCGGAAGTGGCACTGGTGCTAACGCGATCAATGGTGATTGGATTTACAACGGAGGCGGAAGCGTTAAGTTTACGCAGTCTGGAAAGGCTATGTTGAGCCTACCTTGCGTGAAATACTCTCTTATTACCGGAGCTACCGCAGCGATCACTCTGTAATCGTGTCAGAACTTGCAAAGATACTCGCAGAGACCGGACCTCCAGCACCAGTGGTGCTTGGGGTTCGACTTGTCCCCTACACTGTAGGACACGCGATATTGCTGCAAAGACTGCGGTCTCCTTACGTTTTAGGTGGAGAGATTACGTCCAATGATCTAGCGGAGGCTGTGCTTGTTTGCTCACAGCCTCCTCTGGAGTCCATAAGATCAATCAAATCCACTTGGAGGGATCTGTTCCTATGGTTGTGGTCAAAGCGGATTCAGCGAATGAATCTGATGGTTGAGTCCGACAAATTCCAACTGTGGCTCAAAGAGCAATCAACCGCTCCCGAGGTGCTTATGGAAGCGGGAACTAAATCAAAGCGTCCCGCAATGCCGTGGACCGAGCGAGTGCTTGTAGGTTGTCTGAATATCGGGATTGGACCAGACGACGCTATCAGGATGCCTCTTGGTGACGCAGAAAGGCTGATTCTAGCTCACGCCGAGATGATGGGGCAGGTCCAGTTGTGGGACGATCAAAGCGAAGCCATTTGGCAAAACCAACAAGATAACTAATATGGGTATTCTCTCGATGTTGGTGAAGCTTGGGATTGATTCCACTCAATTTGAGATGGGAATCAAACGCGCTCAGGGATTAGGTGAAAGATTTGGAACCACTTTTAAAGGAGCGGTTGCCAGTAAACTTGGAGCCGCTCTTTCAGTTGCAGCGATTGCCGCTTTTACAAAAAACGTAATTGAGTCAGCAGATAAAATCCAAGATTTATCAGAACAACTCAACCTAAGCACCGACCAGATTCAAAGGCTTCAAATTCTAGCAGGAGAAACCGGAGTAACATTCGATAAATTCGGATCTGTTCTTGCGAAGTTTGAGCAAGTTAGGCTTAAGGCAACATCTGGAGATGAAGACGCGATTAAGACGCTTAAAGCTTTAGGTTTTACAACAGAGCAATTGTACGACATACAATTGACCACAATCGATGGGGCGGTTAAAGCAGCAGAAGCTCACAAGAACTCTGGAAAGTCAGCAGAGACAACTGCTGCAATGATTGAGATTTATGGGCTAAAACTTAAAACAGCAGCTTCTGCTCTTGCTGATTACAACACTACATCACAAAGAACTTTAATTTCTAGCAGTGATATTGACGTATTAGCAAAAGCTAACACTCTTCTTGATGAACAATTGAGAATTGTTAAAGCCTTAGCATCACCAGTTATTGCGGCTGGCATCACAGCAACTGCTGAAGCTCTTAAACGTGGCACAAAACCAACTGAAAATTTTATTCAGAGATTAGAAAGAACCAACAAAGCTGTTAAATCTATCTATGAAAGCAGAATGCCAGATGAAGCGTTGGCAAGAATAGTTCAACAGAGAATTGCGGCAGATAGGCAAACCTCAACAGGTGGTCCGGCTAATCCTCCTCCTATAGGAACACCGCAGTTTGAAAGGGTTAAAGGAGACAAGTTTTCGCTTGGTGGTTCTCAAGATCCTCTTGCTCGCATTGGTGGATTCAGTGGATTTCAGGGCGCACAAGATACAGTTATTAGACAAGCCATTGAACAAACTCTTCAATTGAAGATGATTGTGAAGAATACCGATAAGACGTCAAGAAACACAGAAGACTAATATGGCTACAATCAAAACTAGTGATATAGATCTTTCAAATAAAGACTTTGGATACATTGAAGTTTCCCGCGAATACAGCGGAGGTGATGGTACTGGTAGGCAGATAATTTACACATATCGCGGAAGCAAAGACGCTTTGCGTAATGCTTCAGTTAACTGGGTTATTGCTGGAGGCAAATACCAAATTATTGAAAAGGGTCCGTACTCTGAAGCAACGGTTACTTTTTCTGGGACTAACTTTAACACCAATAATCCTACCGCTTTGCAACCGGCAGGAGATGAAGAACCGTCTCAGCGTTACGAGTTTAGGACTGAATACGTTGATGCTTCTTTGTTTGAACTGCCGCAAGTAAGAGCCGAGGCCAGAACATACATCTCAGAGGAAGAATACTATTCAGCGGTCAGAGCTTCTGGAGATGATCCCAAGAACAACAAGCTCCCAATGTCACAAAGCCAATTTCCTTTGGCTTATGAATTGATCAAAAAGTTTGCTCGCGGTCAGACTAGCTTTCAGACCTCCCGCTGTTCATTGACTCGGATATCGTCTTATTCTGCTCTAAACGGATTGCCGTCAACTCCACCGATTATATCGGCTGTTTACGATGGCATTAATCTTGCAAACATAAATTTATTCCCGACATCAGTTAGAAACGTGATGCCGAGACCGCCAGCTAATCCTAATTTAACGCCATCAGGAACGGCTTGGGCTTGGCTTAAGACAAACGACTCAACCTCGCTGACCATCAAGACCAACCAAGTAGAGCGCAATGAGACTTGGACCTTTGCAGCTTGGGATCTTTTTGCATATCCTTACAACGTAGACCCTAGTTTACTCAGATAACCTAACACAACATGGCTGACGAAATCCAAATGACTGCTCGCTTGTACGCTTCTAAAAACGGAGCGTTTCTTCCGAGCGTAACCTACACTAAATCCGCAACGATGGCTGGAGTCGATATGGGTTCTCAAACCCAATCAATTGGAGCTTCATCGTCTGAGATTCTCGACGTTCCAGTTGATGTAACGGCTCCTTACAAGTTGCTGATCTCTAACTTGGATAACACTAACTACGTCGAGCTTTCTTTTACCTCGGGGTTTTCTGCTGGTGCTGGTACAATGCGGCTCCCCGCTGGTGAGACCATGTTGATTCCTTACATCAACGCTAGTCTCTATTTGATCGCTAACACTAGCGCGGTGACTATCCAAGCGACTTTCTGCGAGATTTAACCAACTGACTTATGGCCGACGAAATTCAAATGTCAGCGCGGCTATACGCCAGCAAAGGTGGAGCTTCAATCAACAATCAGACCTTTAATGTTGTCACCAACATGACAGGAACTGATATGGGACAGCAAACCCAAGAGGTTGGCTCTGCTTCTGAGACTCTTGATATTACGGCGGATTTAAGCCTTCCTTACAAAGTGTTGGTCTACAACATGGACTTGGTATCTGCTGTCGGAATCGGAGATGTTGGTTCTAATGTTTCAGGAATCTTCTTTATGGAGATACCTCCGCAGCAGTTTACTATTTTGCCTTACGTCAAATTTGCTTTGTATGTCAAATGCATGACTGCTGGTAGTACTGCCAAAATCTTTGCTCAATTCTGCGAAATCTAATGGCTGTTACACTTCCATCTAAGGTTGCCGAGCGCGGTATCAAAGCCGAACACGCTCGCGCTATCAATCAACTCATTGACGTAGTCCGCAAGATTCAGCTTGTTGCCGGACCAGATCAAGCGATTGAGCAGACTCCGAATGGCACGACGCTCAAGATAAAGCAGCAAGCTGGAAAGACAGTTGTAACAACCTCGGAGGAATCTTGGTTCTATTGATATGCCATTGGCAATTGATAGAAATGAAAAGATGTGGACTGCTCGCAATCTCAATGATCTATACGCGAGATTCGACAATAAGTGCGCCAGAACCTTAGACGGTAAGACTCCATATGTTCTGGGTCTTACGTCAAAAATACCTCTCGGTGTTAGTTACGATTATTCAAGAGATCCCGACACAAGCTTCTATGTAACTGGAAGCACTCTGACTCAAACACAGATTGCAAGTGAGCTTTCCAACTTAGAAGTCAAATATCAAGATAAAGAAGGTGGTCAGGTTTATCTTGATAAATACGTTACCACATTCAATTCCAATGATTGCAACATTGCGGCAATTCAAAAATCTTTTGAGTTACACAAAAGGACTGTTGATGGCATTGAATACGATGTCCATTTAGGTTGGGACGATTGGAATTCCGGTTATCTGTCATACGTTAGATCTTACTTTTCTTCAGTTGGATCGGTTCCTTCATTACCTCCCGGCAGAATCCACAACCACAAGACCGCTGTTGCTGAGATTAAGCTTGAAGGTATTTCCACGTTCAGGATTCTTAATTCATACAAGAGGTTTGATTGCTGGCGAGTCCATAACTGTAGCAGCAGAGACATTACAGTTTTTCTCCAATTGCCAGACGGTTCTGGAGAACGCAAGACGGTCCCAGCAATGGGCTGTAGATCGTTCAGGAGACGCGCTGACGGTACTTGGCTATCGACTTGGCGTGATGCTACTCCCTGCGTTTATTTCTTCCCTTACGTCGCAGGAGACGTTCCTTACTTTGCCGGTGGTCCACCAATGTACGGACAACCAGAATCGCTGTCCGTTTGCATGGAGCGATCTGCTAAAGCTAACAACATTGCCAATCCATTTATTGCTCTCCAGTGGATGCGAGCGATGGGAGCTTGGGTAGATGCTCGATATATGCACGATATCCGCACAATGTATCCAGAATATGCGGACCCATCTGAGGCAAACACTTTTATTGGAGATGCGATCTTTACTTGGGGACGCGCTAGGATTCAGGTCTACAACAGTCTTACCAATTATGTAACGGAAGATTACATAAGAGTTTTCAGCGGTGTTACGCTATTCACCGAGCAACTTAATCGTGTAGGAATTAACGTAGAAGTAAGCGGAGATGTTTTAGTGATGAGCACTAAAGATCAAATTTCTATCATTAGGATATATCCTATTGATTGTAATGTGTTCTTTGGCGCATCTGATCCGTATTGGCAGATCAATCCAACAACTACTAACATTTTAATCGGTTATCCAGAATACTATTACACTCAAGATGTAGCAGCACCGAACGCAGCAACTCAATGGCAAGCTGGCAACATTCCAACGTGGATGGAGACAATGCGGGACCTCCGCAGACGCATTGCGGTAGAAGAAGGTTTTCTTGTCAATTATGACGATGCAGCCGATATACCAGAGGAAAAGGTTGGGATTGTCAGGTTAACTCCTCTTGGATTACAAGTAGTAGCGTCAACGGCTAGAGGAATTGAAAATTATGATGCAAACGCTTTTAGTGATATACCAAAATACGAGCGAACCGCAAATGTAATAGAGTTGCGAACAGATTTAAGACCAAAAGGATTTGGCGTTGGCGCATGGATTGGGACTCCAT